CACCCAAGCATAGAGATGCAAGAACATATTGTAAATACAATTAACAGCAGTAGTAAGTGGTTGACCACTTGGATTGGAATGACTCCATTCGAGTATATCCCTTCCTACTATATGTTTAGAATTGTAAATATCTTTCCATAAATTTTCCCTTATTTTTGCATTTTCGGGGCCATCATCATATAGACGATTAATAAATGGTAAGATTCGAACAGTTACTTTACTGCTCTGCTTTTTATCAAATGCGGAGAAGTCTCCAGACATAAGATTGTTTGAAATAGTGAGCAATCTCTTGGCTAGAATACCCCATTCAGAATAGGGATTCACACCAGGCCAAATACCAGTTCCCATACGATTCTCCATCATCCATGCCGACATATCTTTAAAATACATCGCCATAATGATAGAATAATCAACGGGACAGGCAGAAAATAGCCGAGATGAACCAGAATCAATCTTTTCGAAAGTTCGAAGTTCATCTTTGAGATTATCAGTATAGAGGAAATTAGCTCTCCCAGTTTTAAGTATATCTATCTGGGAGTAGACCTTCTTCTGAAGATCTAAAGCTTCTTGTCTAGTTAAATCATATTCCTGGTCTTTCCCGAAAAATCGGGTCTTACCGGGATAACCAGGGAGTTTCTGAACATTGTACGGGTAACCAGCACTCGTATTACGAGGTATGGCATTCACGAACGAATTGTTCATATCACCAAGGATAGCAGTTTCATATGACAAAACCTTTAATGGTCTGCCCCTACTGTTGTTAACAATAAGAGCAAAACAAGCTTCAAGACAAGGTTCGATGAGTTTTTCATCAAATTCGGCCTCAGGCACATCGTACCCAAGAACCGCTTTATCGAAAGGATTAACATCAACCTTAGTTTGACTTCGCATGAGAGCAGCAGGACCTTTCTTTGGGGTCCAGACTTGATTGTAGAGTGGGCTCTTACGCAAAGATGTGGAACCTTGAAATCCCACAGGATACGGAACTTCTCCAACCTTTTTCATTGTGACAAGAGACTCAATTTTAAGTTGAGCTCTAACAGAAATGTAATGATTATAGAGAGCATTCACGTCAAAACTAATAGCAAGTGATTGACCACAGGAGCTTCCAGCAACGTGGAAACCTATGATCTTCTCACCTCGGGTGGTACGATCTTCAATGAAAATGGGTAAACCACAATCACCAGCAATCGTATTACCAGGGTACATCAACATTCTTTCGTATGATTGATCTGATCCGAATATATCAGTTTTGTATTCAGACACAACTCTAAAATCCATAGATCGGATTTCATAAGAAGCGTCAGTTGGGTCAGGGCGACAAAAATACATGTCACCTCTTCTCCTTTTACCAAAAATTTCTTCGCTTAAAAAGCAATTAAGAATATTTTTATGGTTTTTAAATGAGAGTGGAAACGTAATAAACGCAGTTTCCTTCTCAGGATAAGATTTACTTGAAGAGAT